ATGATGCATCTAATTTTCTGCAAATGTAAAAATCCGACGCAACTTTGTGCCATGGACGAAGGACTGGAAGCAAGTGAGCGCAAGCGGTGGGCGAAGATGATATTTATGGAGCAAGATAAAACCATTAAGGAAATTGCGCTCATCGTAAATTCTTCGGAAGGTGAGGTACTTGGTTGGGCGGAGGGTGACGAATGGTATAAGCTGAAGCGCTCAATGCTTATTTCTAAAAAGACACAATTGGGACATCTTTATGACCAGCTTGAAAAGATAAGCATCAAGCTGAACAATGAGGCAGAAGCTAACCCCAAGGACGTGGACACAATGATAAAATATACAACAGCTATCCGGAACCTGGAAGTTGATGTACCTGTGTCAAATATAATAGAGGTAGCGGACCTGTTTGTGAACTGGCTTAAGGACAGGGACCACCAGTTGGCGAGGACTGTGACGATACATTTTGACGTGTTTATAAAGCAGCGGATAGCTGCGTGAAGTGATGGGCATGAAACGACTCTGCTTCATGCATGGTGAAGAGAAGGCCAACAGGATTTGGGAATTTTACATTTGGAAATAAATAGAGTAATCCGGGTATTGAGGGCCGGGTATATGGGTGAGTATAGAACACAGAAAACAGAAAAGCAATGGATCAGTTTTTGGGAACAATTAGTAAGAGCGATATTAGAACACACGACCATAGACGAAAGTGAAACGGAACAAGAGCGAAGGGCGAGGATAGAAAGGCTGGAGGCGACACCTGAGGACTGGTTTAGCTATTATTTTCCGAGATATGCATACGCCCGGCCGGCGGACTTCCACAAAGACGCTACGAAACGTGTAATAGCGAATAGTGAATGGTATGAAGTGCGTATGTGGAGCAGGGAACTGGCGAAGAGTACCCGGACGATGATGGAAGTGCTATACCTGACGCTGACGGGGAATAAGCTAGATGCGATGGCGGCCGGCGCGGTGAATAAAACTGGTAAGCGGTATGTGCTGATGGTGAGCAATAGCCTGGATAATGCGACGAGATTGCTGATGCCACACAAGGCGAACCTAGAATTCAACCGAAGAATAATCAGGGATTATGGACCGCAGGAAGGGAGCGGTAACTGGCAAATGGCAGAATTTACAACGGTGACAGGCGTGGCCTACCGGGCGATAGGTGTAGGGCAGAGCCCACGGGGCGCGCGGAATGAAGAGATACGCCCTGACGTGCTGATATTTGACGATGTGGACACCGACGCGGACTGCCTGAACCCTGAAATAATAGCCAAGAAATGGCATTGGATAGAGGAAGCGGCCATCGGCACAAGGTCTATATCGCAGCCCACGACAATCATTTTTTGCGGAAACAGAATAGCCCGCGATTGCTGTGTGGAGCGGGCTAGGGAATTTGCGGACCACGTGGATGAAATTAATATCAGGGATGGCGAGGGCAAGTCGACATGGCCGGAAAAGAACAGTGAGACAGATATAGACAGGGTATTAAGGCAAAAGAGTTTTGCATCGATACAAAAGGAGTATTTTAATAACCCCGTATCAGAGGGCACTGTATTCAAAGAAATAAGTTACAAAAAGATGTTGCCAATAAAGGAGTATCAAATCCTTGTTTGTTATACTGACCCATCGTACAAAGCCACGAATGATTTTAAGGCAACGGTGCTTGTGGGGAAGTGGCACCAGGAGTACCACATCATAAAATGCTTTCTGGCGCAAACGACAACCGCGGACCTGATCAACTGGCACTACCAAGTAATGGACCTAGTGGCTGGGGCGGCCTGCTACTACTACATGGAGGAAGTATTTATGCAGGATGTGATAGTGAGAGAGGTTAGTGAATCGGGAAGCAAGTATGGGAGAACGATACCGATAAGAGGTGACACGAGAAAAAAGCCGGATAAATTTATGCGGATAGAAAGCCTGCTGGAACCACTGAACCGAAACAGCCAATTTTATCTGAACGAAGATGAGCGTGAAAACCCGCACATGAAGCGACTGGAGGAGCAGTTCATCCACTTTGCGCCGGGCAGCCGCAGCCATGATGACGGGCCAGATGCGGTGGAAGGGGCAGTGTGGCAGATCATGGAAAGGGAGTCTAAGGGGATTGGGGAAGGGATCATTACTTTTTCGAGGCCGATGGGACAACGCCGTTATTAGGAAGTGGGAAAAAAGGTATAGTGTGGGAGGACTGTCTGAATGACGAACGAATCGATGTCAGTGGAAATGCCTAATTTTACGATGCCGTTAGAATGGTAGGTTAACCTTAATAGCAAAAGAAACAGACATGAAATACAGACTTGCATTATATCTGATCTTGCTCACGCTAAGCTTTAATGCCTGGGGCCAGAACAATAGGACGGATGATGATGACAAAGCGGAAAAGAAGGAGGCGAAGGCCGCACATATCAAGGATAAGACCGACTACAACCTGTTTCACCGACAAATGCTTTCCTTAAAAGAGTATAGCGAGGAGCGGAAGAAAATACCTTCACTACAGAAGGCCAATAAAATAACGGTGAAAGTAGTGGCGGTGGTGGATACTTCTGACAACGGCGACGATGACGCAAATAACAAGACCCTGACTGGATACATACGGCAGGATATGGGTGATAATTCCATCAATGTGTATGAGGTTACGTTTGACCGGAAGCAAAAAAAGATAATAGCAGTGAAGCCGACGGGCGACGCAGGCGACGCTGAAAATGAAACCGATGCTACGGAGAAAAAGCCAACGAAAAAAGCGGTCCATAAAAAGAACAAGGATGACGATGATGACGGAGACGATGATGACACGCCCCCTACCAAGAAGCAAAAAGACGATGATAATTAGACCTGCCAAATTATAAGAGTTGCTCAAGCAGTGGAGGGTTTCCCCCGGTATGACCGTACCTGCACAAACGGACGGGTAGCCTGCGGTAGCCGTCTCCCAGCAATTACTGTAAATAAAATATATTATATATGCCTATCATTACCTCAGCGGACCTCGCAACGAATATCTATGCCGAAATCATAACGGAAATAACACGGACGGACGATACCATAACGGACCGCGCGATAAATGCAGGGATACAGGAAGCCAAAATGTACCTGGCGAAATTTGACCTGGTACAATTATTTGGCACCGATACCTTGTCACCGACCATTCAGGATGAATTTCTGACAAGCCTTGTAAAAGATCTGGCTTGCTGGCATTTGCTGCGCCTCTCGAATGCAGGCGTGGACTTTACCGCCTACCGAACTGCATACCAAGATGCAATAACTACCCTCAAAAATATAATGAACGGACAAGCGCAACCAGAAGGGTGGCCATATATTAATACCGACTCAGAAAGGACCCCACCGGGAGATTCGATCAACTGGCAAAGCAATCCAAGGCGGCACAATTACTATTGATGGTGTTTCAGGACCTAAAATATTTTATCGCCGTACTTGATGTAAATATAGAGCAGGCAGGAAATAGCCGTGTATAAAACAAGCCGGAAGTACATTGGTTTGTTCTTCAACTTGGATATGTTTTTTAAAGGAAACATCAAGGAAAAATTGAACAATACGACAGCGATACCAAAGAAAATGATATATGGGAATTTGAATAAAAACGAAACGTATGACAGTAAGGGGAATATGTCCTTTAAAAGAATGCTCAGGCCGTATATAGTTATTAAATTAAGCAGCGATATATAAGCTATAGCGACGATGAGCGATAAAATTTTAGAACCACTTATGCGCAACATAATTACATATATATCTGCGATCAGTCTTCTCATGTCTATATATGTTGATATCTATATTTGAATTAATAAGTGTGCAAGTTAGAAAATATCATCGACTACAAGAAATGAATAAATAACAAATAAGTGAAAATTTATGGTGAAAGCACATAAAACGGGATTGAAAACCGAAGATATTATTGTGAACGAATTGGTGATACGATCAGTGGACCGCAGCCGGAAGGATATACTGACCTGGCGGAGTGCGCTAATCAGTGCTGAGTCAATCTATTACCCTAACCGGACACGACTGTACGACCTGTATGCTGATGTTATATTGGATGGGCATTTATCCGGGGTGATTGGCAAAAGGATGGATGCGGTATTGAATAAGGAACTCGGCTTTGAGACTGATGGCTCAAAAGTGGTGGAAATGGACGGATTGATAAAATCGTTGCGGTTCAGAGAGATCATGCGGACGATTATGGAAACGCAGCTATGGGGCATTTCCGGTATTGAATTTCTGCCAGGAACTGAATTGGAATATGAAGTTATACCGCGTAAACATATAAAGCCAGAGCTGGGCATCATAGCATTTGACCAGCTAGGAGTGGACGGTATAGCCTATGGACACCTTGACAATGTTTGGATAATGGGGGATACGAAGGACCTGGGACTACTGCTGAAATGCGCGCCTTACAGCTTGTACAAGCGTGGAGGTCTCTCAGACTGGGCACAATTCATAGAGCTTTTTGGCCAGCCGGTGCGGATCATTAAGTACGACTCGTATGATGAACAGACGAAGCTGGAGCTCAAAAAAATACTGGACGAAAGCGGTAGCTCGCTCTCGATGATGATACCGAGGCAGGCAGATTTTGAGATAAAGGATGGCAAGCAGAACAATGGAGACGGTAATCTGCAATTGTCGTTTATAAAGGCGCTGAATGAGGAAATGTCGATCACGGTGCTGGGAAATACAGAAACGACCAATAGCAGCTACAGTACCGGCTATGCCCAGAGCAAGGTGCACTTGGAGCAGCAGTATGAGATTACGCGGAGCGACATTGTATATATGACAGCGATGCTCAACAGCCAGAAATTCCTGAATATATTGCGGGCATACGGATACCCGGTAGGCAATGGCCGGTTTGTGTTTTCGAAAGATATGGATATTGATTACCTGCAAACGCGGATAGCCATAGACAAGGAGGTGGCGCAAATGGTGCCGGTGCCGGAACAATACTGGTATGACACATACGGCATACCGTATGGCAGGTAATGATGCCTGCTGCCTTCTGTGCCTTTAATAATTTCACCAGCCCCAATCATTAAGTATGAACTCACCTTTCGCGAACATTTTCATGGCCGTACAACAACGGATACAGGCCAACGTATCGACAATTGCTTATATAGACCAAGACCTGGGACAACTCAAAAGCGGTGTGCGCCCGCCGGTGTCGTGGCCTTGCGTGCTTATAGATTTTGAAGATTTCGATTTTGAGAACCTTGGCGAAAATGTACAGACAGCAACGGGTACAGTTGTTTTGCGCCTGGGTTTTGCACCGTATAGCAATAGCTCACAAGTGACCCCGACAGCCTACCTGCAGCAGGCCATAGGGTACTATGATATAGAATGGGCACTGCACTTAGCACTACAAGGATGGGCCCCTGGTGCAGACTTCGGGCATCTGATACGGACACGGGCATCGACCCAAAAACGGAACGATAATTACCGTGTTAGGGAATTGCGTTATAGCATCGCATTTGAAGACTATAGTACCAAAATACAACAACAGTTGGCTTCGGCGTCGCTAGTTGTGAATGAATCGATAACGCTATGA